GGGTGATGGCCGCGTGGCTTCTGGCGTGTATGCCGCCACCGGTAACGTGATCTCGTTCGGTCGTGTTGCCTCCAACAACCCCACCGCCGCTTCTGGTGTGGGCGAAGGTGTGATTCAGGCCAACCTGACTTCTAGCATCTCCGGCACCCAGGCTGGCGAAATCTACTTCGCTGGCGCTACTGCTGGTTATGGCACCAACCCCTTCCTGACCATCACCGGCGCTACTGGCGTGGCTCCTGGCACCGTCAACTACGCCGCTGTTGCCGCCACCACCCTCAAGGTGTTCGCTAAGGAAACCGCTAACAGCACCACTACTTCTGGTGGTTTCTACATCTCTAGCGGTGACTCTGCTGCCGGCCGCACTGGTTACCTGGTTGTGGAAGTGTGCTACATCCAGCCCGACATTGCTCCTGGCTACGAAGACATCGAAGGTTATCTTCTGGGTCGCACCGTTAGCTGATTAGGTTAAACTAGGACCAGGTAACTACTGGTCCTATGACAATCACTGCGACAATGCTTTATCAGCATAAAAAAACAGGTGCACGCGTCAAAGTTGTAAGCGAATGGGATAACGGCGATTGGTACATGGTCGAAGATCAGGACGGTCGCCTTTACACTGCTTACAAAACTGAGCTTGTGCCTGATGAAGAGGCTACCAAAAAGGTAAAAACTCTTCAAGTAAAAGATAAAGCTGCACAAGAAGAGCCGCGAACTTTCCCACCGGACGTGCGTTTAAACATTAATGCAGCCACCGCTCAAATGATCGCTGATCATATTAAGGGTGTTGGATTAAAAACTGCTCGAGAGATTAAAGACCTTCAAATGTCCTTATCGGGTGAAAGGTTCCATACCCTCGAACAACTGCGACAGGTTGGACGTATTGATTGGGACGCAGTGTTTGCTGCTGATTTAATTAGGGTTTAATTCTCATCTCCAAGTACTGCCCCTGGGAAACCAGGGGTTTTTTAGTTTTAAAATAAGAACATGGCAAAGATAACACGCATAGGGCAACTTGGATCGACCGGGGTTTCTTCCGGCCCACATTTGCATAGCTACGTATTAAACCTTGAGACTAATCAATATGAAGACCCTGGCGCCCATCGAAGTAAATTTTTAGGTGTAAGGGTCGGGCCAAATCGAGTACCTAAGTACATTGCGGATGAAAAAGGCGGATTGCAATTAAATCCGGCAGCCGGCCTTACGATGACTTCTGGTTTTGGCCCACGGAATACAGGAATTCCTGGAGCCAGTACATACCACCGGGGTAGAGATTATGCGGGTGCAGAAGGGACTGAGATTTTTGTAGAAGGAGACATCAAGTTTGAGCCCCATCCCAATCAAGGGGGCTATGGTAATTTAGCCACCTGGACAACAGGAGATGGTAAGTATGAGCTTGGATACGGCCATATGAAGACGCTGGGAGAATCAGCTGACCTTACTGAAGGTAGAGTAGCCGATCCATCTGGCTCTGGTATAGACCCCAAAGAGTTTTTAGTTGGTTATCTCCTTGGCACAGGTTTTGCAGGTACGCCGAAAGAAAGTGCAGCCACTCAGATGAAACGTGGATTTGTACAGCAGTTATTGCAACCGGCTGACAATTCCGACATGTACATGCAATTACTTCAGTCCATGCCGAATCCGTACGCTGGTTAATTTACTGCATCTATAATTAAAAACATACGGAAGTAAGCTGTGCAGCTCAGCGATTTTGACAAAAGTAGGGTCCGGTACCACCTGGGCTACTTCACGGTTTCCGTGCCGGCGGGTGACTACGCCCGTTTAGAAGAAGCTCTTAACACAGTACCTGATTCTTATTTTTACGACAAGATCGCAATTCAGATTGGCCGTTGTGATACGGCTGAAAAGAAAACTGAAGTTGCTACTTCTCCTTCCACTAGACTCGAAAGTATTGCTGGTGACGTTGACCGTACTATTCGGTCGAGTAATGCCAAGGAAGCGCTGAAAGTTTGGGACGAGATTTATCTCTACGAAACTAATCGCTTGGCTGGCATTCTTTACGTCCCTAACTACAAAGATCCGTTCCAAGCTCGTTATCGTTACGAACGCTCTGGTGCTGAATTTATCCAGGCATTACCTGGACCTGCCGACACTGCAGTTGGCTCACGTCTTTATTTACATGAAGTTTGGAGGTAATCATGCCTGTTCCTATTAATCGAAACAAAGACACTGCTCGAGAACAGCGTTCCAGGGAACAGCAAGCTGTTTTAAATAAGCTGCGTGGAGGCGGCGTTATTTCTGGTGCACAACCAGCCAATCCTATTATTGGCGGTATCCAAAGTTTATTTGGTGGCGCAGGCAAGGGTGCTATTCCTACGTTAGGAGCTGCGCAACTTGGTGGTCAAGAAGTCTTAATGAATAGAGGGGGCTGGAGTACAAATCGTGCTGGCAGCGGTCCAATTAACGTGGGAGGACAAACTTGGTATCCCGCTCAAAGTGGCGAAGATCTGGTTTACAAACGGGCACCTGGTTTAGTGGGCGGTCAATACGGCAGTCTTTTTTCAGGTGGACAAAAACAGCCTCCGGCAGCATCTCGTCCAGGCGCCGAACGTGCGTACCAGCAAGAAGCTTCACGCGTTGCCCAACTCACCGCACAAGACCCTGAGCTTCAGCGTTATGAAAAAGCACGGGAAGGTGCTAAAACTCAGGCAGACATGAATGCTGCCCGTGATATTGGCATGCAGATCTGGCAAGAAAAGTATGGCGGCACCAAAATGGCCCAGCCTGGTGGTGCAGTGGGATCTTTTAATCCTTTAATGCAATCTACATTCGGTTATCAAACCGGAATGGCGCCAGGTCAAGTTTCCGCGATGCAGCAAACTGCAGCGCCAATTCCAGTTGCTCCCGGAGAAGTTCCTTACTTCCAAGGTGATTTAGGTACACGAGCTACTCTTGAAACAGGATATGATCCCGCAGCATATGGTTTAACACCTGGAAAGATCGAAGACATGAAGTCAAAACTGCTTAAGCAAGCAGCCGTCAACAGTGCTTCTTCAGTAACAAAATAACCATCTGGCATTGCACAGCATGTAAGCCCAGCCAACTGGACACAGATCTCTGATCTATGGGTGCCAGTGTAGTTGCTTTAAACCAATGATTCTCTGTCCTAAGTTTGTTAAACGTACTTTGACCTATCTAGCTACGGCCCTTGCGCTGCAAACCGTATTTATCCCTGGTCTCAAAGCAAGTTCAAATTGGGTAGGAGAAAGTTAAACCAGACGTTATGGCTACGCCTAAAGTTGGTATTCTTCCAAATGAAGAACGGATGGCAATCATCCGGGGTGCCAGGGAGCTTGGCTTGCATCCGTATGAGTTCGGTGCATTCCTATCGCTTGAGTCTGGCGCCAACATGGACCCTAATATTGTTGGGGGTGCGGGCGGTCGCCATAAAGGCTTAATTCAATTTGGTCAAAACGAACAACAACTCTATGGCATCTCTGGACCTCAAACCAGGGCTGGCCAAATGCCTAAAGTTCTTCAATACTTTAAAGACCGTGGTTTTAAACCCGGTCAAATGGGTATTGATCGCGCATATGCAACAGTGCTTGGTGGAAATCCAAACGTTTCGTTGAATGCCAAAGATTCTTTTGGTACTTCCGTTGCAGGTGTTTTGCCGCGTTTCAAGCAAGGTGGAGATCTTTATAAGAACGCACAACGTGTTCTTGGTGATATTCCAACTGATACGGAAACGGTTCAACAGCAGCCTGGCAAAGGACAAGACGTATCTGCCGGTAGTTTTCTCCAAGGGTTTATGTCAGCCATGGCTGGCAATCAACCCAAGGAACTCTCTGTGCAGGATTTGGTAAAACAAGAGTTAATGGCTAAGCTGTTAACTCCTGCGCCAGAAATGGATCCGCTTGCTTTTTTGACTAACATGAACCCTTATGGTTAAATCACGTTAGAATTGGAAAATCAGTAAAAGCGCAGTAGAACCTTGGCCTCGACTAGCACAAACAAGCAGCCCCTGTTGGTTGATCGCCCACTGTTTGATTCAGTGCGTGTCACAACTCAAACTGTAGGCAGTGCTTCAGCTAACACACTGTTTGTCCAGGGGGGCCAGGCGCCCTCCATCTTGGTGGACATGGACGCCAACCTTAGCGAAGACAATAACAGCGGTGGTGTTGTTGATTCCATCAGTATTGTCCGCAATGATTACTACCGTGATCCGGACTACACAGTAGCCACCGCAACCTCTGGCACTCCTATTTCGCTGACCAGCGGTCAAATTGTTTTCATCTCTCAGACTGGTGTTCTTACCACCCCTGCTCAAAGCGGGTATGGTTACTACACCTACACAGGGGCAACTACCCTGACAGGTATTAACACCAGCCTGATTTACTCGGGCGGCATTGGAAGCGGCTTTAGCTACAACGGCATTAAGTACGGATACCAGCCCGAAGTAACTTTTGTTGTTTACCAGACTCGCGGTACGACCACACCCATCCCTGCCTCTGGCGACTACAAAGTTGTCTTTGCCAAGCGCGTGCCGGCTGATGCACAAGAAGTCGACTGTGCTGACGTGATGCCTCAACTGGCTGCTCCTGTTGTTTCCGCAGGTAACACCACAGGACTTGGCCAAACCGCACCGCTGCGTAACAAAGGCATTTACCTGGAGCGTGGCGACCGCCTCTACATTGGCGTATTTGCAGACGGCCCGAACATCTCTGGATATATTCCTGGGGCGCACGTCTACGCACAAGGCGGCTTCTTCTAAGTCATGTCGCCCAAAAAGGGTGATCTCTTTGGTAACTTCAACCAAAAGATTGATTTTAAACTAGGCGCAATTAAACCAATCTCTACGGAATTTTCTGTTGGTGCGGTGCCAAACTCCATTGTCGCAATGGATCGGGAATCATCCTGGGCACGTTGGCGCCGTGGGTATGAACTTGCTGTAACGGTAGGCATCCAACGAGGGTTAACATTCCCCTTCCGCTACACAATGCCAACACCACCAGGAACAACGATTCCTCCTGGTAACCAACCGTTAATTGTTGGTGTTGTACAAGGCTTTCCTACAGCACGCAGGGAATTTGGCATCCATTGGACTGGTTGTCGTGTAGGTGCACTGCTGCGCTTCGATAACGTATTTGATTCCACTGGGACTAGGGCAAGTGTTGCCATGGTCACAGAAGACGCTGATTATTGGTACGTACAGCTTGCCGGTACCTGGAGCATAAGCAACCCACTCCCAGCCCCTCTCTACGTGCCTCCTGTGGGCAGTAACGCAGCTCTCAAGCCACTGAACGGCGAAGTAATTGAAGACCGCCTCCTGGAGCCCGGTGGGACGCCTTTAACAAACGATACGTTAAACCCAGCCACCAATAAAAAATACGGTTACGTTCAGGCATTACTGGTGGATGTAAACGGTCCAGCAGGAGTACTGACGTTAAAAAAAGCAGGATCCTTTGAGTCAACACCTGATGGTGTGTATGTAACACCAGCAAGTCGTCCGCCTGCTATCGACAGGTTCCTGACGCTTGGCACGAGATACGCTTGCACCTGCCAAGATTTCAGCCGCCGTAGTTACGCGTATTTCCGTGACATGAAAGGTAGCTCCACAAAGCGCTTTCCTTATACAAGGCCATCATCTTTAAAGTATGGGCGGCACGAATTAATTACGGATGCAGACGGAACTATCAATAACAATGCCGAAACCAGCATTGATAAAAACCGCAGGCTTTCACTTACGTTTGAATCAATTGATAACCCTGGGGTGTTCAGTGATTTTGGCGGAAGGTATTTGCGGAACGTACCAAGCGTAGGGGCAGCAGAAGGCCCTGGTACATTTGTTGACTACAAAGCTGTTGATAATCAGATTGTTAGTTTTGATGACTACTGGACGCCGTTGTTAGATGAGATGCGATACTGCAAACACATCTATGCACTGCGCTTCCAAGAAGGCATTATCCTCCCTGAGCCGTCTGACGTACCTATTGATATGGACGAGGGAATGGTCAGTTGGGAACAGAAGCTTGTCAATGAATCAAGCACGATGAAAAAACATTCGGAATACGTAGATTCAATTAACGGCTTGAAGTATATGGACCTTCCGCCTAGTAATTTCCAATCACCGCAAATGCTTCCAATGATGCAAAAGCTTTTAAACGTGCCGACCAGTTTTATTAAGCGTGCTAACTTTGAGATACAGCGTAAAGACGGAGCATTCACAAGTGGCTGATTTTGGAGACGTAGTAGAAACTAAATACGTGTTGTCAGCTGAGCAACTAAACGCCAGCGCCTTTGGTAATAGCACCGTTTACTACAGTGGCAGTCCAATTGTATATGCCCCTGGAGACGTAGTTAATCTTCCTTACACCAGTGGAGAGTTGTCCACAATGGAAGCAGTGGGCTTAGCTTGGGCAGCTTACGCAAGTGGAATTGAGCCTGAATAAAAAAACAGCCCCGTATTACCGGAGCTGTGATTACCCACCCTTTGCCAGAACTCACGCCATAGCGGCGAGCTTCTCTTGTTTGGCCAGGTGCTTACGTACTGCGGCTACGTTCCACAGATAGCTATCCCGTGAACGTGTGCAGTCAAAAGCTGCGAAATGCGGTCCCAGCTTCAGGGTACCGTCATCGCGGTACTTGAAGAGCGTCTTGCGGTCAATGCCAAGGATCTCTCCTACTTGCTGGGCAGAGACCCAACCTGGATGCTTAGCCATGGAAGCGGCAGTGGTTACCTACGTACCTTACACGGAGTCAAGATGGTGTCAACAGTCTTAAGCAAATTTTTATCTTGTTTCTTTGCGGGGAAGAATGCATAGGGAAATTAGAATCAATTAACGGCAATTGAAGAGCATGTTTTGCAGCCAGCACGAGCCCCTTGCCCTGCTAGTTGAATTAACACCAAAACTTGCCAAGAAAAGATTTAGAGAAAGTATATACCAAGCCTGGAACTATCAATGCGGCTATTGCGAAGAGCAAGCAACAAGCTTAGATCACGTTGTGCCACGATTTAAATCCGGGTGCTCCAACAGAAGTAACTTGGTTCCAGCATGCACTAAATGCAATGCAAACAAGGCATCAGCTGAAATGGAGTCTTGGTATCGTCAGCAGTCCTTTTTTACAGAAGAAAAATTGGGTAGAATAAAAGCTTGGATGGAACCAGACGGTTTCAATTTGATTGATCTTCAGCTACGCAAAGAAGCCTCATGATTCGTTTCGAGACTGTCAACGGCTTACTAAAGCCTGTGTTGCCTACCGATGCGACAGGTGATGAAGTCAAAGCAGCGGATACAATTGCACAGCGTTTAAACAAAATTCAAGGCTCTGGTGAAAACTACAAAACCTTAATGGAGTCTCTTGACAAAGAACTTCAAGGGAATAACAGCAACGCTCGGGACTACATTGACGCCGAAACAATCACGGCGGTTGAGAATTTTTATCAAAAAGCAACAGGGTTAACTCCCTGGGATTCTTCCAAGCACGGGGTGCCTCTCGATAGTTTTAACGCAAAATTTTACGCGCAACAGGTTCCAGAAGAAGTTAAAAAATGGAACGAGGCTGCCACTGCGGTTTCATTTGGAGGCAAGAAAATTTCAGATATTGATATCACTAAAAAATACCCTGATTTAGATTCTTTTTTGCATTCAGAATACACATTTGTCGGTGCGCCAGCAGGTCTTTTGGGTGAACCCAGAGATCTTGAGGTTTACAAAGAAACATTAAGGGCGCCCACCGATGCGGAACGCCAAATTTTGCGCGAAGCATTACTTGGAAAACCCGGAGGCGCAGAATCTCTTGCCGAAATGGCAACACAAAACTACATCAATAAACAAGGAGAACAAACCTTTGGTGCTTTATCTGCTGATGCATTAAAAGCAACTTTAAGCGAATATGCAAACGCACTTAAAAAACAGCAAATGTCTGACATGCTTGAAGGCATGGGCATGCCTAGTGTTGGCAACATTAAACAAGACATTAAAAACGCAATCCTTGGTGATAGTGGCGTTGGTGGTTACATGAATTTTGGAGCCGGTTCTAATATCGGCAAAAGTTTGTCTGACAGCTTAGATCATAGTCTTGGCATGGGTTCGTCTGTCCAGTACAACTGGCAAAAGTGGTTTGATGAAACCTTGGCAAAACGATACGAGGATCGTTCTCAAATTACAGACCCAACAGATGCGTCTAAAACATATGAACTTGAAAAAGAATTTGCCAAATCTTTTGTCGAAGATTATTTAAAGCCTAGATTCGATACATCAAAATCTATATCTGAATTTGTTAGCTATATGGATGTAAAGGATGACGAGCAAAACGTTCTACAAACACAACTTGCTTCTAACGCGTTAAAACAATATGCCAACGAAAAGGCCAAAGAATTTATTGCTAGTCTTGGAGCCGCAGCAACACAAAAAGAATTTGACCCAAATTTTTACTGGAATCCAGAGCTGCTGTCCGGAACAGATGTAACAAACAAAAAAAGTGCATACGAACAGCAAAAGCAAAATGTTCAAGATTCTTGGGACAAACGCAATACAGACGAAGATGTAAAAAACGGCAAATCATGGAAAGAACTTGCTTATGAATATGGCGTTGATCTAGAAAACAAAAGCGATTTTGCTCGATTACATTATTCTGTTATCGGCAAAAATAAAAACTACGACCCGGTTGCCGATACCTACAACAGACAAGATCTTGCCGCTTTTATCCAGGGGCCTCTTGCAGAAGCTTTGCAAGGTAAAAAAGCTTCTTTTGGTAATCCGGTGTTTCTTGATTTTGTTTCAGCAGAACAAAAAGCTGCTGAATTTGTCGATAAAATAAATATTTCTGATTTGCCCGAAGATATAAAAAAACAATTAGAAGGCCTTGGCTATGACACAAGTACAGATTCTGTTGCAGAATTGCAAAGTGTTTTAACTGGTCTTTTAAGCACAGATCCTGCTTTTCAAATACGTGAAAGCATTAGGCAATTAAACGAACAACGTATTAAACCAACGCAAGAGCAACTAGGATTTGGTTATATCCAAAGGGACTCAGACGAGAAAGTTCAGGCTCCTGCTGGTGGCAGTGCATTGTTTGATGTTTTCCAAAAGGCTGGGTATGGCGGAAGCGAAAGCGAATTTTACGCTGAGTTTTTTCCTGATGCTACTGAAGAAGATAAGAATTTAATGTCTCCAGGCTCAGGTAAATCAGGATCAACTAAAGGCGTGCAAGGATTAATGGGATTCAGTATGCCAGATTTTTCTGATCCTTTTGCAGCAATGGGTTCACTGGATCAAATGCTTTCAGATGATAGTATAAACAAGAAAGAGACGTATAAGCCGCGTCGGTCTAATTATTTCAAATACTTTACAGAAGAAGAAGACGAAGAAGCGCCTTCTTTCTTTGGGGGTGGAATCGGCTATTTATTTGGTTAACAAACATGTCAGATAAATCACGTAAAGCGGCCAGTGCTGCAAAAATTCACAAGGATTCCATGGAGTGCAACAAGCCTCGGCGAGACGTGCAGGGGGGTAAAAAGTCTGTTGTAAAAGCATGTGAAAACGGGCAAGAAAAAATCGTACGTTTTGGTGACGCCAACATGGAAATCAAACGAGACAACCCAGAACGTCGCAAAAACTTTCGTGCCAGACACAACTGCGACGAACCCAAGAGCAAGTTGACGGCTGGTTACTGGTCGTGCAAAGCCTGGTGAATTAGGCTAAACTGCTGACGTTGCTACCTCAACACCATGGCAAAACCCAAGTCAACCTCATTGGTCAAAATTGAAGCCAAGCCTAAGCTCACCCGTCAAGGCGACGGCAAGCATTCCAAGCCCAGTCACGGCCGCAAGCTATCTCGTGGTCAAGGTAAGTAAATTGTGTATGATTGGAGGTAATTGTAGTTACCTCCATGGCGGATCTTTCGCATGCCGTTAACCTAATTCGTAAATACGAAGGGTTTAACGAAAAAGCATACCCCGATCCGTCATCAGGCGGTGAGCCATATACCATCGGGTTTGGGACTCAGTTCTATCCCGATGGTGCTCCCGTCAAGCGTGGCCAGTGTTGCAGTAAAGAAAAAGCACTAGAGTATCTCTTCCATGAGGTCTCTGTTATTGACACGCAGCTTTCAAAGCTAAACCTTGGCCTTGATGACAGCATGCGTCAGGCTTTGCTTTCATTCATTCATTCCATTGGCTGGGAGCCATTTTTGTATGGACGAGTGATTGACTGCATTGAACACGAAGATTTTGGCGCAGCTACAGAAGAGATCGGTCGGTGGGTCTTTGATGAAGACCACCAAGTAATTGGGAGCCTGCTCCACAGGCGTCGTGAAGAATCTCATCTTTTCCTTCGGGAAGTTGGTGCCAACACCTTGTCTTCTTCCGATGTACTGCTTGCTGCATTCCGCAACTACACTGCTGCTCCGCACCAGGTAAAAGCCATTCGCTTCCTGGAGCAGGGACTTAGCCCGTACCTTCTTGCACAGTTTGCCAACGAGTTTCGAATTGACGATGATCTCTGGGACGATTACACCAGTGATGCCGTCAATTTGGAATTCAGCAGCTAGGCTTAGAATACTTGCAGTAAAGAAATGCAAAGCGGAATGGAGCGGTCAGTTGAACCCAGGGAATTTGAACTTCCCCTAGAACTCCAGTTTGCGATGCGCAAAGCTGAGCTTCAGGCTCAAGAGATGACCTGGGACGAGCTTCACGCCGCTTTGCTGAACCTTTACCACCAACGCTTGATGGAATGGTACGCCATTCGGGACATCATGGCGTCTGAAGACATTGAGATTGACTGGGATCACCCAACCGACATTGAGCTAGCAGAACTCGCCGCCGCATGCTTGTACGACGACGAGGATGAGGACGAAGATACTTGTCAGCCTTTCTGAACTTCGTCCAACTCAACTAGCCGAGAGAGGTACCACTGTGCTTTCTTCAGTGATTCTGTCCCGCCTTTATGTTTCTCACGCCACACATACTTGGCGATATTGCCCTTCAGGTATCCGCGATACTCTTCGGCGGTTAGCTGGGCCTCGATTGCTTCGATACATTCGATCCCTCCGTCAGCGTAGTGCGGGGGATGATTGACCAAGTCCTCCTGGATAACAGGAGGCTTTTCTTTGGTGGCCCAGGGCACTGGGCACACACCATCTTTACATCCGTTATCGTCTATCGGAGCAAACCACGACGTTTCGCCGAAAGCAACTTCTCCGATTCCCCTGGACCCTGTAGCTCCAGCACTAAGGTCTTGGGACGGGGCGATGCTCCCATTGACATCCCCTGCTCCATCGAGGGAATGTACCCCGTCGTTCCAAGCCGTGCTCCCTCGAGATTCAACGGATTCCTTTCGAGTCCCTGCTCGCATAGCGTCAAGCCCCTGTTATACATGTCATACAATGGTACATCATTTTCTTCGTTGTCAAGAGGCGCACCGAAATCTTCTTCAGTAAGACAACGACAGTCCAGTTCATCTTGAACAAAGCTATCCAGGAACCCTGCGGCGGAATGCATCACGGTGTTTAAGCGATTTACTTCTCTTACAATGATAAGATGGCAAACACTTATAGACCTACATACGATCCAGGTGTTAACTCTGGAACTTCAGGCGCCGAAGTATCGGATCTAAGGCCGGAGCAAGCGTATGACACAGATATGCGACGTGTTGAACCACAGGAGCGTTCAGCCGCAGCTTCGGTCAACAGCAAACAAGACCGTGTTGAAAAATTTATGCGGGCAGCAAAAACTGCTGGTGCATACCAACAAAGGTCTCAAATTGCTGAACCTACCGTTTTTAATGAAGATGGCGATGCCTATGGGACTGTAGGTAGTACGGCATATTCTCGTAAACCACAGTCCCAATTTGGCAAGGCGTTTTAAACCTGAGAGAACACCACGTTATGTGGTTGATCTTGATACTTGCCCTTCCGGTCCTGGTAGCTAACCTCGCAAGGGTTGCCCCGGTAGAAGAGAAGTTGAGTGATCCCCTCGTTCGCGTAGATGCGATTAAACAGTCCGGTGCAGTTGCTGATTTCTAGCGTCAGGTAACCTTCCCAGCCGCTTTCAGCAGGCGTGATGTTGACCAGGATACCTGAGCGGGCGTACGTAGATTTGCCCACTGCAACCACAGTGACATCACGTGGCAGCTTCAGACGTTCTTGTGCAACGCCCAGACAGTAGCCGTACGGAGGGAGCAGGAAGTACTGACCACGTTCGTCTTCCAGGAGATCTGCAGGTTTGAGGATGTCAGGATCAAAGTTCTTTGGATCACAGTCCCCAGCCTGGACCTTACCAAAAATCAAGCATTGACCAGGGGAAAGCCTGATGTCATAGCCGTATGAGCTAAGACCATAACTAAGGAGCTTGCGTCCGTTTTCCTTGTTAACTAGGTGATCAACAAAGGGTTCAATCATCCCCTTTTCTTCGGCAAGTTGCTTGATCTCCCAGTCGGCAAGGACGCTCATGGTTTCCTGTAATCGTCTTTCAGTATACCCGGTTCAAGAAAGGATATGCCCACGTTCCGAGTAAATGTCTATAAACCTTTCGGTCGCTTTACCTGAGGAGTCCATGGGAGGCAGGTACACAAGAAAAGAAGTGCACGTTGTGGCAGCTTCAATCTTTCCTTGTCGATGGCGATTGAGCTTTGGTATTGTCTTCAAAATACACATGGGAAATTTGAAGATCTTAGGCTCGTAACGAATCATGTCAGGGCAGTTGCTGAAATAAAGACCTTGCTTTACCTCACCCGATAACCATTCGTGGTATAGGCGTCGAAACCATACGGCATGGGACGAGGTTAACGACAGGGCCGAAGCTCTGGTCATCTTCCACTTTTCATTCTTTTTATCCCAGAAGTAGGCACCGGCTGGCGGAAACAAATACACGTTCCCATACCAGAGTTGCGTATTTAACGCATCGTCTGACGGCGTGTAAAACTGTTTGGCCTGCACGTACTCATTAGCAATCCTGGAACTTGCTACGTCTAAGTCGATGCCGCCCATCAGCTCATTAGCTGCACACACAAGGTCAGAGCTGGTAATCCACTCAATTTCCTCGGCTTTAGATTTGACCTTCCGAACACCGTCACTCATTTCTTTTCGTTCACCTTGTTGTAATCAATTTCTAGATAACGCATGCCCTCGTGATCATTGATGAGGTAACCAGCTTTTTCTAGCGGATCAATTTTTTGCGCCGCCCCAAGAACACGCCGGAATGTTTCGGCAAGGTCTCCGTCATTCTCACGTTCACACTGCTCTTGTGCAGAATGCAACTCTTTAAGTGTCATAAAGAACATCGAACGCTCTTTGTTTTGGGGCTGGAAGACCATGACGCCTGGCCCCTCAATTTCCCACATCTTGCAGTAGTGCTGGCCCATGTCGCCAAGAATCAGCTTCAAAGTGCCTTCAAGTACTTTGGCCTTGGTATCGTCCATCTCTGGACCGATGACAGAAGCAATCAGTTTTTCGCGTCGACTTGACATTTCTCTAGTAGCCCCTGGCGTTGTAAAGATTCTAAGAGTTTTTTGGTGGGTTGGTACAACACAACCAACTTGCCAAGGATACCGCGTTTTTTAACAAGGCGCCCTGTGTTGTCTCGTACCTTGTTAAATTCACCTGAGCGAATCAGATACTCAGCAACGCAGCGAAGGCGTCTCTTCAAAGGTAATTCTGCTTGTGGGAATTTACCACAGATCGTATCGGGCTGTAAATCTTGGAACACAAGCCGCAATCGATTTGCCAGGGTCATATTTGAATTGGCGTCTTCCTCTTCGTATTTTTTTAAGTTTTCAAGGTATCGACGCAGGCACCCATCATCAAATGAGCCACTGGGTGGCAGAAACATTTCCACTTGGTTGGCCAGTGACTCAGGTAATGTCTCCTGGTAATTATCGATGGTGACTTCATCGATATCCACAATTTGAAATCGATGTGCCATCACTCAAGAAACTGGTTGGTCGACTTGTACATGTGTGGCCTACTTCGCAGATCACTTGGTACAAGGTCTCGGTTTTTGGCAAAGGACTGAACCAGTTGATTCCAAGGGATCCGCAGTACTGCTTTGCGGTGGGTGCCAGGGGAAACATTGACGTAATGAATGCCTTCTACCCAGCCTTTGTCAGGTTCTTTCCTTCCGATTGCAATCCAATTCCGCACCGTCTGGTCAGATACCCCAAGACGTCTACCACATTCTTCGGTCGAAATATATTCATCTGCATAAGCATCAGGACATAAAGCGTCCGTTTCTCCGTTTGAATAACGGCTATGCCACATGGAAGCAAGGATATTTCGAATTCCTTTTAGCTCTTGCGCAACATCTTCAAGCCCTTTTCTAATTCCGTAACTCATAGCAACAGGCGTTCTGTTTATATGTTAGTCTGTCAGGAAAACCATCTGTGACAATGGAAGAACAAGTTTCACCTAGTCAAGTACCGGTACAGCCACCCGCAAGTCCCCAGATCACACCTGAACAACTGGAGGAAATGAAGGCTATTGCCCGTGAGCGGGCCATCCAGCAGACCATGGCACAACGTGCTGCGCTGTCGCAACAGCCCCAGCAGCAACCTCAAGTGGTTTATGTACGTCGCAATTTGACAGTTGCCGAACTGCTGTTGGTAATCTTGCTTTCCTGTGGAATTGTGACAGGAATTCAAGTTGGCTGGAACACCGTGTCTAATTTACTTCCCCGCATCGAAGTAAAGGTGCGTTGAATAAAAGGCTCTATAATTGAAAACATAGATATATCGCAACAATAGCAGGTGGCAAATAGAAGGATCACGGAGTTCCCGGCCATCAACGGGCTCGACATTAACGAACAGGACCTTCTTACGTTGGTCCATGTTTTTGAAGTGGACCCTACGCTACGCAATAAGAAGATTACATTTGAGCAGTTTAAAGATTATTTAAACATCTACTACGCCTCTACTAGTGGCACTACCTTTAGTGGCAACATTGCCATCTCTGGGAACCTAACCGTTTCTGGACTTGGTAGCTTTGGTACAATTCTTTCTTCTGGTCTCAGCACATTCAGTGGCATTGTTGTCCAAAATAATGCCGTAGTTAGTGGCACCGTAAGTGGCGCCACGATTACAGGTACTAACCTGCAAGGCGTCAACGTCAATGCAACTACTGTTACTACAACCACTGCAACCGGCACTACAGCGTTATTTACCAGTGGTCAGTATCAATCCCTGTCGGGCGCAACAATTACCGGCGAGCAAGGCTCTTTCACCTCTGGGACGTTTGTAAATTTAAGCGGCGTCACAATTACCGGCACAACCGTAGCCTCTACTACTGGTGCATTCCAAACTCTTTCTACACCTGTTCTTAACATTAGCGGAAACCTTTCCGTTGCTAGCGGCTTAACGGTAAGCGGGACTGCACAATTTACTTCGACTGTTCAAGTAACAGGTACGTTATCTGGCACAACAGTGACAGGTACTGCGGCAAGATTTACTACTGTTACCGGTGTTACTGGTATATTCACAACAACTCTTTCTGGCACAACTATTACAGGTACCGCTGTACGAGCTACTTCTATTACAGGTGCAACAGGTACCTTTACGACTAGGGTTTCAGGAGCACTTGTTACCGGAAACACAGGCTCATTTGGAAACGTAAGCGGCATTTCTGGCGTATTCACTCAGTTTCTTTCAGGTGCTGTAATTACTGGTGACGCTGGGCGGTTTACAGTAATTACTGGAGTATCTGGCGTATATACCAATTTATCTGGCGCTACTGTCACTGGAGATATTGTTACCGCTACTAGCATCACAGGTGTGACTGGTGTGTTTACCAGTCGTATCTCAGGTGTAACCGTAACCGGAACCACTGCACAATTTACAACCATCAGCGGTGTGTCTGGTGTATTCACTACAGATCTTTCTGGTGCAACTATTACAGGAGACAGTGTTCAAGCCTCTGGTTTAACTGCTGGCACTGGTAACTTTGTCCGTGTATCTGGAACAACCGTCACTGGTGATACGGGTGCGTTTACAAACCTCACTGGAATTGTAGGCGTATTTACAACAAGTGTTTCCGGGACCACCGTAATTAGCACAACTGTTACGGGTGCAACCGGTACGTTTACTTCGTTGACCGGTACCACAATTACGGGTACAACTGTCAATGCAACCACAGGTGTATTTAATACTCTTCAAGCGGTTAACTTAAGTTTTACCAATACAACGGTCTCCGGTAACTTAACAGTTGTAGGCTCTGGTTACTTTGGTTCTGGTGTTTCCGTAACAGGCACAATCAGCGGTATCACGGTTACTGGTACAAGTGGGCAGTTTACAAACATTACTGCTGACACAGCAAACTTTACAACTGCTACTGGCGTAACCGCAAGTTTCACAACCATCACTGGCGTTACTGTTACTGGCACCACGGCAAACTTCACTAGCGGCAACTTTGTCAGCTTTAGTGGTGGTACTTACATCGCCACGTCAGGTGTATTTGCATCCGGTACAGCCGCTAATCCCTCAATTTCTATTCTTGGAGACGCTGATACAGGGGTGTACTCTCCTGGTGCAAATCAACTAGCAATAACAACAAGTGGCACTGGCAGGCTGTTTGTTGACCCTTTTGGATTTGTGGGCATTGGCAAGGCAGTACCTCAAGATGATCTTCATATTGCCTCTACGACTCCTGCAGTTCTTCTCGAAGAGACAGACGCTGGCACTGATGAAAAATATTGGCGCATTCGTGCGGAAGGAAGCATTCTTCGTTTTGAAGGCATCAACGATGCGTTTAACGCAGCAGCTGCATGGTTAAACGTCACACGCACCACTGGCGCACGCACTGTTGACAACATTGCGTTTAGCACTGGCACTACCGAGCGTTTGCGTATTACCTCCGCAGGCAACGTAGGGATTGGCACCAGCATTGGCACTTGGACTCCTGGAGTAACACTTGACGTGCGTTCTGGTTCCAACAACACAGCCGTCGAAGAAATTGTTGCTTTTGCACGGCCAGACGCATTAGTACGTGCATCGATCAACAAAGGCATCGTTTCTGGTAATGGCATTTCATTTGGCACTACTACAAATCATCCGCTTGCATTAAGGACAAACGCCCTTGAAAGAATTGTCATTGGCGCTACTGGCACTACCACTCTCACTTCCGATGCATCCACTGCTCCTTTTATTGCAAATATTGGCGCTAGTGAAGTAGCTCGCATCGATTCCAGTGGCAAGCTCTTAGTTGGTTCGACTCTTGCGCGAGCTAATTTTGACAACATCACTATTTCCCCTCAGGTTCAAGTAGAGGCAACTTCAAGATCTTTCTCCTCCCTTGCTTTAATTGCAAACGGTTCCACGACTGCCTCCAATCCATACCCGAGCCTGTTTCTTGGCCGCAGTAGAGGAGCCATTAGCACCAATGTTCTAGTCCTGAAGGGCGATACTGTTGGAGGCGTTTCATTTCAAGGGAACGATGGCAGCGAATTTGTTGCAGCAGCTTTAATTACAGGGGTAATAGATGGCGTAGCTGCTGCCGATAGCATGCCAGGTCGGATCGTACTGAGCACGACCCCCGATGGCGACACGACTCCCGTTGAACGGTTGCGTATTACCAGTGCTGGTCGAGTGGGTGTTGCCACAACCGCACCTGCTGCGACCGCTCATATTGCTGGCAACACCATTGTCAGCAACGTTGATCTGGCCAATGCCAGCTACGACAGCGTGTCGTTCTCTGTGGCAACAGAAGAGACTAGCCCAACGGGTATTTTCTTTAGTCCAGATGGACGCAAGATGTATGTCGTTGGAAGTACTGGCGATGACGTTAATGAATACAACCTTGCCACTCCCTGGCTTGTTTCTTCGGCTGTCTATAGCACTGTATTTTCCGTGTCGGGGCAGGATACAAGTCCGCAGGATTTGTACTTCAGGAATGACGGGAAAAAGCTTTACATTATGGGCGGCACAAATGATGCTGTTTATCAATACTCGTTAAGTACCCCCTGGAGTATTGCAAGCGCATCTTACGACAGCATTTCATTTGCAGTTGGCACGCAAGACATTTCGCCTAATGGAGTATTTTTAAAGCCTGACGGCCTGCTTTTATACGTATTAGGCAGCGCAAATGATACTGTTTATCAGTACACATTAGGCACTGCCTGGAATGTCTCAACAGCAGTAGTATCTGGTTCTTTTAGTGTTTTAGCGCAAGAAACGAGCGTAAATGCAATTAGCTTTACCGCTGATGGTTCCCGCATGTTTATTATGGGATCCACTGGAGATGATGTAAATATCTACGATTTAACTACCCCTTGGGACGTTACCACCTCATCGTTTGTAACCGTATTTAGTGTTGCAGCTCAAGAGACTGGGCCCAATGGTTTGTTTGTTAAACCCGACGGCACTAAGTTTTACATTATCGGGACCACCAACGACACTGTATACCAATACACTATTCCCAGCGCCACCATTGATCTCACTGGTACTACCAACATTAATGGCAATGTTAACATTGCACAAAACTTAACAACCAATGGAGAGATTGTTGGTGCAGGCGCATTAACGCTCAGTACTGCAGACACTGGCGACACTCCCACTGCGCGTTTAAACATCACTGCCGATGGAAAGGTGGGGATTGGCACCGCGAGTCCTGCCACCTTGTTACATGTAGAAGGAACTCAATCGGGGGCAGGAGAGGGTATTGCAAGGTTTCGTAATAACCATACGACGACCGGACAACCTTCTTGGGGCATTGGGATCACTCGCCAAAACAATAGTACTAGGGCATTGCTACTTGGCAGCGATGATACTAGCAATGCTGCTATTGCCGTAAATGGAAACTTTTCGACTATTTTTGGCAAAGATGTTGCTGGAGTTTGGTCCGAATACGCCCGCATCGACAGCTCTGGCAGGTTGTTGGTGGGGACTTCTACTGCGCGTAACTTTAACAATGCACTAATTACACCTCGTCTTCAACTTGAAGGGCTAGATGTATCGCAGGCTTCGTTTGGCCTTGCGCGTAATTCAGCCAACACTGGCGGCCCTGTTATTGGATACGGCAAGAGCAGAGGAACAGTTGCAGGATCGATGACTGCGGTTATCCAGAATGATGACCTTGGACGTATTCAATTTCAAGGGGCGGATGGCACTCAACTGCAACAAGCAGCAGAAATTTCTGCTCATGTGGACGGCACCCCCGGCGCTACTGTCATGCCAGGTCGCCTTATTTTCAGCACGACCAGTACGACGCCGGGCGCTTCTCCGACGGAGCGGATGAGGATTACCAGTGCAGGACAGATAACAATTAACAACGCTGACGCTTATGGCAATTTAACTATCAAAAGCTCGTCAACGTTTAACACTAGCGACGCCCCTGGCTCTACAACTTTATACTTAAGCAGCCAAGGTACAGTAGGAGAAAATAACTATGGAGCATCAATAGGTTTTACAAAGATTAACAGCCTGCTCCGACCTGGCGCTGCTATTGGCGTTGTTCAGACATCAGCCGATGAAGACCAGTGCGGCCTCGCATTTTTTACACATAACGTTGCTACAACTGGCAACACAATGTACGAGGCGATGCGTTTAGGGCACGCCGGTACGCTAACTATCAATGCTGCCGCAAGTACTCCTCCAATTGTTTTTAATCAAGGGCCTTCAGAAGTAGCCCGCATCGACTCCAGCGGCAGAATGCTAGTGGGAACATCTAGTGCCAGAACTGTCGACGTTTCAAGTACAACGATGATTCCTCAGCTTCAACTGGAGGGCTTATCGGCAGCGGCCTCCTCATTCTCTATTATTCGCAACGAAGCAGGTTCTTCTCAACCCTATTTGGTTTTGGGCAAGTCTCGTTCTGGATCGCTGTCTGGTGCAACAGCAGTCGTCACCAATGACGCTCTCGGTGCCATTCTGTTTGAAGGCACTGATGGCACTGCAATGGTTGAAGCTGCTTCTGTCAATGCGGAAGTAGACGGTACTGTTGCTTCTGGTGTGATG